GGAGGGGGCTTTCGCCATGTTGGAGACGTAGATGTAGCTCTGCATATCGAGCCGCTGCATCACCAAGTCCACAGCTTTGCTCGTAACGTGGGACACCATCTTGTCCCCGTTGCCTTGGCTCCCAAGGAGCTGCTGCATATCGACGTCTGTTACCTGCAAAAGCGCCCCCATCGCCGGCGGGATCTGAGGGGATTTCGTGTATGCCAAGGGAGGCGCCGGTTGCACCGCGCCTTGCGCGTCCGTAATGCCGTTCACCAGCAGGTACGGGTAGTTCTTGAGGTTATCTTCCGCCCACATCACCTGATGCCCCGCTACCTGCTCGGGCATGAAAATGGGCTTCTCCATGGACGAGAGCGCCGAAATCTCTGCGAGCTTAGAGAGCTGCATGTTCTTTAGACGCTGCATGTCTTTGGCGAGCCGCACATGCCCCATGCACCGCTCCACGTTGTCCACAAACCAGCGCTTGCCGTACACCGGCACAATCGGGATGCACCGCCCAGCAATGTACCCGCAGTCCTCAAGGATTTTGCCGCCAGACATAATCCACTTGTGCACCTTCTTCTGCTTAATCTTCTTGCGCTTAACTTCCTTGTACCCAAGCGCCTCCATCTCCTCCATCTTGCCTTCCTTGAGCACCGACAAAAGCTCCTTCTCCTCGTCCCCCGTCAGCCCCTCAAACGTCACCATGTAGTCGGTCGTCTCCTCCACGCGGTAGTACTCCGCCACATACACCACGTCCGGCGTCTGCCAGTCGAACTGGGTGCGCGTAATCTCTTTCGGCCACGTCGTAGGATCATCCCCCCACTCCGCTTCGTAGTCCTCACGGGTTAAGGCCGTAATCACAAAGCACCGCTTCGCGTCTGCTTTGTCCTGCCGCTTCGCGTTCAAGTCAAAGTACACCGAGGAGTCCGCATCATAAATCGGCTCAATGCAGATGCGCTGCTCGTCGCTCTCACCGCTGTACTCGTCCTCGTACTCGTTGCGCAAGCGCAACGCCCCAAACCCACCGGTCACCGCCTCTTCAAAGGCGTTGTCATACGCCTCTTCCGCGCTTGAGTCCACTTCCGTCGCCCGAAATAGACCGTTGCACGTCTCCGCCAGTGACTCGTACTCTTTCTCCTTGGGGACGTACTCCACCGTGATGCGGTTCGACCGGTAGTCGTTAATGATGCGCATCACCGCGAGCTGCGTCTTGTTCACCTCGAACCGAGGCCGGTTCTCGTACTGCTCAGAAAGCGGCCCCTCCCACTGAGCCCCTGGGATCGAACAAAACCGGCGGTCTTGCAGGCACTGCAAACGCTCGTTCCTGAGTACCTCTTGTATGCGGTCAAACTCCGCAAGCGCGTCCGCGTGGACCTTAACCGGATCGTTCTTCATGCTCATCATCATGCGGGTTTAAGGGCTTGTGTCAATGGGGCTGGGGCAGGGGCTCGGGGGCTCGGCGGCATGGGTACGTCTACTTCCTCGAGAAGAAGTTCATCACCGGCACCACGTCAATGAGCTTCTGCATCCGCTTCTTCAGACTCAAGGCCGCTCGGTTAAGCCCGCTCACCACCAAATACCGCGTCGCATCCATCAAGTGGTCGTTCTCCTTCACTACCCGACCCTTGTCGTCCCGCCGGTACAACCGGAACTCCGCCACCCAGTTCGTCATGCTCTTAAACACCTTCAGCCGCCCCGTCGACATCCGTTGCCACACGTCGTATATCCCCGTCTCCACCGCGTTGTTCGCCACCGTCAAGTCCAACCCCATCTGCCGGTACCGCACAAACAACTGCTGCCCGTCTACCTGCGTTCTGCCACGGGAGGCAGGGTCAATCACCCCAGGTATCCCACGCCCCCTCGCGTTTATCGCCTCCGCGTGAATCGCCGGCTCCGCCTGCCCTCTGTAATGCTCCGAGTACAAATACAGCGTATCGCTCTGCTGGTCCAACGCTCCAAACACCGCTGCTGTCTTGTTCCACCCAACGTCCATCCCAAACACCCTCGGCCAGTGCACCGGTACCTCGAAGTCAGGCACCACAAGCTCGCTCTCGGGCACCGGATAAATCGCCCCTGCCCCCAACTGCGGCACGCCCTTCGACCGTGCATCCCTCTGGAAGGGCGGTATACTCGACCACAGGTCTTCCTTCTGCTTTTGGCTCAGGTGCGGTACATCGTCCCACGTCGCCATCCCAACGAACTTCGTCCCCTCCGCCCGCTCACACACCTCCCCGTCTCTCAAGAACGCCATCACCGTCTCGCTCATGCCAAGCAATGGCGTGAACGTCAGCATCACCATACCGTCGTTCGTCATCGTTCGCAGCAGCGACTCTGTGTAGATGTCCAGCGGTGGCTCCTCGTCCAGCCAGATGATGTCCTGCTCCGTCCCCTGGAAGCTCTCGCGACGCTGGTCGTAGCTCTTGAGCGTTAACCGCGACTCGCCCCCTGATGCGTGCCGCACCACGATGATCTCCACCGCGTCAGCGATACCGGCCTTGGCCGACACCCGCAGGATGTCTTCCTTCGGGATGAGGCCCGTGCCGTGGCTCCCAGCCGGTCCCAGAAGCTTCGTCTGCAAGATGTCCCGTGAGGTCTTACCGGTGTCCCCTGCCGCCCACGCCGAGATAGGACGGTCGAACCGGCGGCCCTTCCACCATGAGGGGTACCGGCCCGTCAAGTGTACCGCCATCTCGAAGCCGCCGATGCCTTCCGTCTTCCCGACGCGGTTGGCTGCCATCATCAGCCGCTCCTTGTACTTTGCCCCCGCCTCGAAGAAGGCTAGGTGCTTCTTGTAGAGCTCCCGCCTGAGGGGTCCGGTGTCTGGGTAGTAACCGAGCAAACGGCGCTCGCGCTTGCGCCTCTGGAGTTCCTCGAGGCACATAACCAGTTCTGCTTTCTCTTCTGGACTGAGTTCTTTCACGGTCTAATAGCGACATTCACGGAGACGCCGCCGTCTCCGCTGTAAGTTCCGGATGGGTTCAGGGGGTTTTAGGTATGTTTGGATTCGTGATTTGTTTATAAGTCAAAATGCAAACTAGTGCTGGAATCCCTGAAGGCTGATACTAAACGCGTTTTGATTGCATAGAATCGTTATGAGCTAAGCTATTAGGCAATGCAATCGCAGTCATGTATACTTGGACTTCAAGTACCACTTTTCTCTCCAACCTCCACAGCGTCAACTACTTCCCCTGTTTCGATGCCTGCGGGAGAAAGCCCCTCGCGGAGCATACCCGCGACTCTTTGCCGGATTTCGGCGTCTGAGAGCGTGGAAACGGGCCCGTTTGTCTCTTCGCGTTTGTCTACTCGCGGAAACATCTTCCCCAAAAGAGCGCAGTATGTCTTGGGATCACGCCTTCCAACCTCCTCCAGGTACGCGGGACCGCCAAGACGCTCAAAGGATGTTTGCATCGCCTCTTTAAGGAAGGCAGTGAACTTGTTCGGAGTTCCTTTAGCCCTTCCCGTAACATTCCTATCAAGTGCCATCAGTTCCTAAAAGATTCTCAACATAGGCTCTGATGCGAGAACATCCTTCCTCCCGATACGCACTTTTTGCGCATTTTTGTTGTTGCCACCCCTCCCCATTTGCGCCAACCTTGCACCAAGCTTGCAAGACGCAAGCGAAACTCAAGCCAGCTAAACCCCACAAAATGAATACCATCCTACTTATCGCAGCGATTCCATCGTCTTTCTTCGTCTTCATCGCCTTTCTTGAGATCTTTGAAGAGAAGATAACGCTCTCTTCTATCGGCCACTGTCTCTTCACGCTTGGCATCGCCGCTTCCTTCTTCTGTGTGACCTTCGTCATCGCCACTGGTCTTTCCTTCTCTGTTCGTTAACGACCAACCCATCCAAACCCATGAAACTCAGCACCAAGCAACAAATCCAAACCATCGCCGCCGTTATGCGTGCGATGGATCCAACCATTACCGCATTGCAGGCACTCAGCACGGCCCGCTACGTCCTAAATCACCGCTTTTCAGGCGATTACACAAAGGCTCTCGAACACGCTCATGACCCCTATTTGGTTAATGGCATCATCTGCTGGTAACACCCTAACCAATCCAAACCAATGAAAACCAACCTTTTATCCCTCGGATTCCTCACCCTCACCGCTGTCGACACCCTCGCCCTCTCCCAGCTCACCCTCTCTCTCCCCGAAGCCCTCTGCGTCATGGCACTTTTCCTCTGGTCGACCGTCCTTCTGTGGTGCTCGCTCCTTTCCTAAACCCCTTTCCCTGAGTCAGTAAAACCAAACCAAACCAAACCAAACAAACATGAAAACCGAAACCTACACCGAAACCGTTCCAGCCGTGTACGTTGGCACCTACGCCAAATATAACTCCGGATCCATCAAAGGCGCTTGGATTAAGTTAGACGGACACACGCCCGAAACCTTCCACACCGCATGCCTAGAACTCCACGCAGACGAGTCGGACCCAGAAATCATGCTCCAAGATTTTGAAGGCTTCCCCCGTGCCTTCTACAGCGAAAGCGCCTTGTCTCCATCCCTTTGGGAGTGGATGGACTGCAACGATTCCGACCAAGCCATTTGGGAAGCCTTTACCGAGTGTTTCGGGTATTCTTTCGAGGAAACCACTCTGCAACAGGCGCTTGAC